TGGAGCTCGCACGCCCGAGCCAGCGCGATCGCGTCCTTGCAACTCTCGACGACGCTCATGCCATGAACGCCGTCGTCGCTCGGCCCACGCATGTGCAGGATCGCGTCCTGCGAGTACACCGTCTCGCGGCCGTTCTCCTCGCGGTACTTGTAGCGGAGCCGCCCGTTCTCAATTCGCTCGACCTTCATGCGGGACGGGTGCAGCGGAATGAGTTGATCGACAGCACCGGACGCTCCCGAGCGGATCTCGCTGTAAGCGTCGCCCCAGAGCCCGACGTGGAAGACCGCCTGCTCACGCCACTCGAAGCTCGTCTGCCATTCGTTCGGCTGCTGGTGAAGGCGGCGGTACAGCGGCAACTCGACGGCACGGCGAGTCCCGCGAGTCATCCGTTCGAGCACGTGGAGCGGCAGGCTCGCGACGCTCTCCGACAGGATTCGCAGGCACGCGAAAACCGCCGACACTTGCAGGGCATTGCTCGCGTCGATGCGGATTCCGGCGGCCGAGCGTGACGAGTACTCCTCGTCCCACATTCGCTCCTCACCGGGGAGCCAGAGAATGCGATGCTGTGCGTTGGCGATCATCAGACGAAAAAGATCTCAGGGGTGCCCGAGGGCTTTTGCTCCTGCTCGGATCGCATCCACGAGCCGATGCCCTGGCAGAGGGCGACGATGCCGTCGATACGCTCCGTGCTGGCGGTCTTGCTCGGGTAGATGTTGCCGTGCCGGTCCTCGTGAACAGCGACGTTGCCTGCACACCACGTGAGCACCGGATGCCCGCCGTGCCGCACCATGCCGTTGAGCACGAGGTTCTCCAGCGTCTTGGCGGGAGCCGACATTCCGGGGCCGCCTTGGGGATATCCTCGCACGTCCAGCCCGTCCCCTTGCAGTAAGTTTGCCAACATCTGAGCGTTGAACTTCATATCGACCGCCAACTGACGCACCCGGTAGCGGTCGCAGATCGCCTTGATGTCGGCGTGGAGCCGGGTGTAGTCGGTGACGTTGCCGTCGGTCACCCGGATCTGCCCGTCCCGAATCCACCCGAGGTAGTCCACCTTGTCACGCTGAGCCCGCTCTACGGCGTTGGCTTCTGGAATCCAGAAGAACGGCAGCACGTCGATCGTGTTGTCCTCGGGATCTGGGCAGACGAGCACCAGGGCCGAGAGGTCATACGTGCTCGCGAGATCGAGCCCGGCGTAGACGGGACGTTCGTCAAAGTCCCGCAGCGGGTTCGCACAGCGAGCCCACGCCGCCGGGGCGATCCACCGCGTGTCCTGCGTTGTCCAGACGTTGAGCCGGTAGCGGAGGAACGAGTTGAGCTTCGTCGGCGACTGCTCGGCTTCGCGGGCGTCGGCCGCGAACGACTCCTCGGTGATCGTCTCGCCGAGCGACGGGTTCGCCTTCCGCCAGACCTTCGGGTCTTTCCACGAGCCGTCGGTCGCACAGTCGGGCGGTGCCGCGTAGATGCACCCGTAGAACGTCGGATCGTACGCCGGGTCTGCGATGCACTTCTCAGCGTAGGAGTGCTGCTCCCAGCAGATGCTGCGACGGTCATAGCCAGCCGTGGTGATCGACAGGATGAGAGGCTGACGACGGGCAGCACCGCCGTATCGCAACGCATCCCAGAGCCGACGGTCCCGCTGGGCGTGGAGCTCGTCGAAGAGGAGCATGTGGATGTTGAGCCCTTCGGCCCGGAACGCATCCGCCGAGAGCACCCGGTAGAACGAGTTCGTCTGGCGATCGACGATCGTCTTCCGCGAGTCGATCACTTCGAGCCGCTTCGACAGCGACGGCGACGCACGCACCATCGACGCCGCTTCGCGGTAGATGATGCCCGCCTGTTCGCGGTCACTAGCAGCGCCGTAGATCTCGGCACCCGGCTCGTTGTCGCAGACGAGACCGTAGAGGGCGACGCCCGCGAGGGTCGTGGATTTCCCGGCCTTTTTTGGCAGTTCGATGTACGAGACGCGATACCTCCGCGAGCCATCGGCGTTGACAGTGCCGAAGATGTCGCCGAGCACTCGCTTCTGCCACTCCAACAGAAGGAACGGCTCGCCAGCCTTTTGTCCCTTGCTGTGCCGCAGGATTTTCTCGAAGAACCCGTAGACCAACTGCTGCTTCTTCGGGTCAACCGTGGGAGCGGAGGAGGTCTTCGAGGTCGTCCCTTGGCTTTTCTTGCGTGCCACTCAATCCGCTCCTGGCCGAAGGCGTCAGCCCGAACTCTTGCTCGATCCGCAGCATCGACGCAGCCAACTTCGACAGCATCGTGGCGGCCGGAGTCGATTGCATGTACTTCACCTTACCCGCATCGTCACGGATCACGAGCACGTCAAGACCTCGACGGCACTGGTCGAGGTACTTCACGAACTGCTCGTGCATCGTGCAGTAGCGGGCGATCGTGTCCACGTCGGCGTTCGTCATAACGCCCATGCCGAGCAGCTTCGGCACGACGTTGTCCCACTTCTCGCGGGCGACGCCCGTCACCCACTCGGGCGGCGTGATGTCATCGCTTGGCGGCTTTGGCTCGCTTTTGTTCAGCGGCCTTTTGCCGGGGTTGCCCTTGGCGATCTTCAGTATCGTCGGCTCTTTGCGCGGGCCTCGCTTGCCCATTGGATGCCTCCTCGGATGAAAGCGCAGAGGTCGGAGTTGCACCGCCCCTTCCGCCCTGGTCGGGCGACGTGCCGCTGCCAGCACTTCCTGCGCGAGGTTTGCCGCGATACATACCCGCACCACGCCGGGCGATCTCGGAAAACGGAATGATCGGAACCGTGAGCCGCTCGCGGGCGGTTGTGTCAATGAAGTAGATGTAGCGGAGCTGAAAGCCTGGGAGCGGCTTCCAGCCTGCATCCTTGAACGCCTTCATTGAAGACGCCCCGGTGTCGAGGATGTTATTTGCCTTTGTCATGGTTGTCCTGCTGACGACGGAGTATCGCGATTGCCCTCGCCTGTTGCCGCTTGCTGCGGCCGTCGGTGAGTGACGTTCGCGAGAAGACGATACGCTCTCTCTCTCTCTCTCCGCCGATGCCTGGCCTTATGCTTGTGTCGTTGAAGACTTCGCCTGACGGGGCTTGCCAAATCTGATCGTTTTCTTTGATGCCGGTCAGCACGAATCCACTCGCTCTGTAGATCGTCCCGTCGCCGCACTGCGTCCCGTCCGCGAACGACACGATCCATTTGATGTGCGGATACGTCTTGCGAATCCATCGCATAGCGTAGGCAATGCACCGGCTTTCGCTGTTGCGAGGAAGCCAATCCGCGAACGCCATGCGGTTCAGTTCAAGGAACTCATTCCAGAGCGTGCCCGACACGAGGGGCTGAATCTTTCGCTTGTCGAGCGACGGCCCGAACTGCATCGCACCCCCGCAGCGACCATTCAGGAACACCCCGAGGTGGAGTTGCGAGTTCTGGACGACCTTGCCGGAATAGTGCAGCGACTTGACGATCCGGTTCGCGTCGGATGCCGAGATCGGCTTCACGATCAAGTCTTTGGCACTAGCCATCGATGTACACTTTGCAGATGAACGCGAGAGCGTTGCCGTTGCTGTTTTCGTTCACATCCGAGGCGTCGCCGCCATCTTGCTTCGCCTTGGCGATCGCCGCCTCGATCGTCTCGTGCTGCGTGTCGTGGATCGTGAATGTCATCTGCCGGAACGGAGCCCGGTCGCCGTCGGCAAGCTCTGGCGGGGAGGCTTCGTCAACGTCATAGAGTTTCGCGGCTTCCGCCAGTTCAGCGTACATCTGTTGCAGCCCTTCGCTGCCGGTGTCCACCTCGCGGAGCAAGGCGTCGAGAGCCTGTGCGTTCGTCTCTGCCAACGCCGCGAGCGGGTCGAGCGAGAGGAGGAGCTTGTCGGCTTCCGCTTCGTTGATGTCGAGGATGAGAACCGGCACTTCCTGATCGGGAGTTGTCTCGGCCCGAAGGTGCCCGTCCACCAGCATCAGCGAGCCGTCGGGCATTTCGCGGGCGAGCAGGGCGTCGGCGTAGCCGACTTCAGCCAAGATTCCCTTGAGTGCGTCCTGCTGTGCCTTGGGGTGCGTTCGCCAGTTCTTCGGGTTCGGAGCCAACTCCGACGCTTTGACCGTGCGGAGGGCTTTTACGCGGTTGCGGATGTTCATGCGTGAAACCCTAACCCCCCATGCAAAAACCTGCGGCTTCGCGCACGTGGCGGCAACGGATGGCTTTCGTCACAACCCGCCGTTTTGGCAGACCCCCTATGGGGTGCCTCTCGCACGCGCCGCCGTCTCGTTCGCTGTCTTCCTGCTGTGACACGAGTGACACAAGCACTGCCCG